TAGTCAGCTTTTCCATCTGCCTGTCTTGTTTGGCTAGTTTAAGCACATCCTGTAAATTTGATTGAACAACCTGAGCATTATCCGAGTCAAGAATAGAAAGACTCTTTGAAGCCTTAGCCCTCTTCTTGGCCCCGTTAAAAACATATTTCGCAGTAGCCTGTGAACTAAGGTTTGCTCTAACAGACTCTTTAGCTAGAACCGCCTGTTTTTGACTTACCTTCACTGCAGTGACTTTAGCAAAGGTTTTGTTACGCTGACCAGTGACTTTAACTAATTTTGCTTGAACCTTACTAGACTTGTTAAGCCTCTTAATGTTCTTTGCACCAGTTCTACGAGCTAAAGCAGAGGCCTTAACCGCCTTCTTTAAGGCTCTTTTTTGAGCAAAAGACATAGCCTTGCCGATTAGACGTCCTATTTTTGCTTGGACTATCATGGTGGTATTCCTTTATTTGTAATTGAACCTGTGGTAGTCTTCCTTAAACATACTTTCCACAAGACTCTTATTGTTATCGTTAAAGTACGGTGTGTAGGGGGTTGTAGACTTGTTGATAAAACGTTTATAGTGAGTAACCTTAGTGGCCTTGTAGAGGCCCTCCAGAGAGTCCTCCATCTTAAACCATACCGTCTTATCATTAATGAACTCGTGTTGGTTAGTCCTTAACGACCATCCACACCATTCAGAGATGTCTATATCCCAAAACTCTTCAAAACTAATAGTGCCAAATAAACTCTTAAACTGTGCATCATTGATAGCATAGCCATAAAGACTTAACGCTCTTGTATAGGGGTGTCTTACTACCGCATAGACAGGTCTGTCGCCCATAGCAGGGAAAGAACTTATGGGGTTGTGTTGACTTAACCTAGACTCTACCGTACTATCTTTGTAGGGCAGAGTACAAGAGTAGTTATACTTCATTAACGCATTATATTTGAAGTTAGTACCAGAGGTTCTGGGGATGTGTAAAACACACCAGTTGTCATGGTATATCATATACTAGAATCCAAAGCCTTTGGTTGTTACTTTGGTACCACCTCTTACGGGGAATAAATACTCCACAGCATAACGTAGACCATCGGTCCAGTGCTCAACACCCTCTTTCTTACAGATGGTGGCTGTGTCAGGGTTACTCTCTACCCAAGCGGTACGTTCTATAGACTTAATAGCGTTCACACAACGTGGGTGGACATACATGTCGATATCCCCATTAGCATTCTTGAACTTCTTGTTAACAGCAGCTACACTGTCGATGATAGGAGGTGCCTTACTATGCGCTCTAGTAGATATGCCAGCAGCCTGTAGTATGCTGAAGTCTGTTCTACCTACAGCAGCAGAGGACTTCCTCGCCTTACCACTAGGGTCAGGATAGGAGATTAGCTTATGCCCTGAGTACTTACTCTTAAGGGCCGATGCTAGTGTCTCTGTATCTGGGTGTCCTTGGAACTCATCTAGTATGTGTATCTGATTACCCCTTAAGGCAAAGGCCACAGAGGCCATAATACCAACGTTAAAGTCAATAGCTATGTGTACATCCTCGCCAGTCTCAAAGTAGGCTAGGTCTTTGTCCATATGCTCTTGACGGTTAAACGTGTAGAACACTGTGTTACCAGAGTCCTCGAAAGAGGCTGTGTACTCCCTAGCAAACTTTAAGGGGTCTAGTGTTAGCTTCACTCTCTCTATCTCTGCATCATCCAAGTAAGGAGAGTCGTGATAGGTGTAGTGATAGCTCCTCCAATGGTCATCCGCATCCTGACGGTTGTACATCTCATAGAAGTAGTTATAGCCCATAGGGGTACTAATGATTAGCGCCTTGCCGGGTTTAGCGCCGAACTTATCAGCGTTCTGTTTAGACCAACGAGTGCTAATACAAGGCTGTATGACAGACTCCCAAGACTCTTTCAAGGAAGTACCAGCACCACGCCAAGAGCATACCTCATCGGCCACTACGAAGTACTGACCAGTACCACGCATTCTTTCTGAAGCCTCATAGCTCCATATCTTTAATGTTACATTATTAGGGAACCAAAAGGTACCTGCCACTCTGCTGGACTTAATAGCAGACTCCTCACCACCTAGTATGTAGGCTATAAGGGGGTAGTAGATGTCAACAGCCTGTGCATACGTTGGAGCTATGATAGCAACATTCTTGTTAGGCACAGAAGCAGGCAGGTCCATTAGTTCTTGTACGGCAATCATAGCAGCTGTAGCAGCCAAGAATGACTTACCAAAACCACGAGATGCACAAACAACAGCGTAACGTGTATCATCTTCCATAAATAGGTCTTGGATTATCTCCGACTGACCCTCGTGAAGTACAACTCCATCCATGATATATCTCTCTAATGTTTCTCTTTATGATTTAGATTCAGGGAACTTAAACATTCTATATAAGCTGGGTATGCGCTTCTTAGCACACATGTCTAAACGATTCATAATGTACTTAATCATCTTTATCGTCCTTTGTTGGTTTCTTCCATGTCTTATACTTCCTGTATAACCACGGAGCAATATCCTTTATTACACCATAAATAAAAGGTATCCAAACTGTTATCAGCTTAATCCAGACTAACATTGTTAGTAGCCCGACTTCTTAACTGACTTCTTCTTATATGGAGACTTCTTCTTCATGGCACTATCCTTCATAAGCTTACCGTTAGGCATCCTATGCATCCCCTTAGGGACTGCTTTCTTCTTAACAGCCATTATTAAACTCTCCTTTTAGCTTTCTTCTTGGGTTTAGTTACAGCTAGGTTACTCCAAGCATTAGGATAACGAACACCTTTAGCCTTTGACATAGCCTTAGCTCTAGCCTTTTGTTTAGGGGTTAGCTTGGCCATTACCACTTCACCTTATTAGCCCAGTATGCTGCACTCATCTTACCTTTGGCAATGTTAGGAGCATGTCTAGCCTTAAAATTCTTGTTACGTTTGGTACCATCAGCAGAGCCTTTAGCGCCTTGCTTACCGAAGCGAATAGTCTTAATCTCACTACCCACCTTAGCAACAACAACATGGCTCTTAGTCTTATGGCCGGGTGTAGCCTTGGGTTTGTTAAAGCCACTAACACCTGCCCTGTCTAGTCTAGGGTCTTTCATCAGGGGCCTCCTCTTGAGAGCCACAATCACTCTCTTCTGTAGTCTTAGGTTTTAGTGTCAAAGTGATTGCCATAGGCTGCTTAGTCGTAATCTCTTGTTCTACCTTCTCAGGTACCTTCTTATAGCCATAGGCCATGAGGTTATTGATGAGTGTTCCTTGAGTGGCTAACAACTGTGCATAAGCACCAGAGCCTACTCTGACATCACCGTTAGATAGTTTCTCATTAATCTCTGCGTAGAGTTTTGTCATCTCTTCGATGGGGTCGAAGCCAAGAGCCTCTAGTTTCTTCACAGAGTTCATAGAATTAATGTTCTTAGAACCCTTGGGACGACCTGAACCGGGACGTCTTCCGCCTACGAGATTTTTACCGCGATTGCTCATTTGATTTCCTCCTTTGAGGTTCTGGAAAAGTGATACTGTTTCGTACAGTTTAAATTAGCGTTAAAAAGTAATTCTTATCATAAACTTATAAACATTAAAATATAAGTCTCAGAAAAGGATTACTATTATAGTCACAAAGTGGTCTTAAAGTGGCAAAGGTGCAGAGAATCGAACTCTGTCAATAAGTTTTGGAAGCTCGTGACGGACACCTTCCGCTCACCCCTGTATTGTTACGTAACTTAAGAACATTTAGAAGAAAGGGTTTTTAAAGCCCTTATCTCTTATGTAATACAAACACAAACACACTTATGTTCTTAGTTTTGTTTGCGGTTATGTTCTGGAATAAGGTTTATTACCCTACCCCCATAATCCCCCTTCCCAAGTGGGGTCTATCATAAGGGTCAAGTATTTATTTCCTGATATAAACATAAGTCTCTTACGGGTCCCCTATAATAAGGAGCAATATCACTAGCAGTTATCGCTCTAGTGGCAAAAAAAAAAATAAGTAGTTACCCCCAACCCTCCTACAACCATCCCGAAGGACAGAAGTAAGGGGGTTGGGAGTTATCTAGTAGGTAGTACTAAACCATGAAGCCATCAAGCTCATCCACTTTTCCCTCGTAGTAAGAGAAGACTGGGTTCCATAGTAGGGTATAGTTCTCTCCGTTATAATCGACCATAACAGAATCGTGTAGATGACCTGTGGTTAAGTTGTAACGCCAATCGGTGTATACAACAGTAACAAGCATTTCATTCTTGGTGTTATCCTTAGTATAGAACACTTCTTTCATGTTACTTCTCCCAGTGTGATAGACAAACAAGTTGAACTTCGTGAGGGTTAGGTAGAGCGGATACCTCATCCCAGTAGTCTTCTGCTACTACAACAACGCCATAGTAACCTTCTTCGATAAACCCCACATGTTGTACTTGCATATAGCGGTACATAGAGTAGGGTAGGTTCCCGATAGACCTAGTCATGTTAGCAGACTTTTGCTCAACAGGGTCTGTTACAACAAACTCTTTAGAGATGTCTTTCCATAGGTATTTGATAAGTTCCTCTGTGAAACTGTCAACACCATAGATAGCAATCACGTCTAGGTCTTTGTAGGTCTTCTTGAAGTCCTCCTTAGCGGTAGTAGGACTAGGCTTAAGCTTAATCTTAGTTACCTTGGGTTTATCAGAAGAACCTTTAGGTCTTCCCGGTTTAGCTTTCACAGTGTTGGTCAAGGCCAGTCTCCTTTGATAAATACTCCACAGCATAACAGAGTTCATCGTAGCCACCCGTTAAGCTGAATATTTGTGGCACTGTTGCTGCTTTTAGGTCATCCACAAGGAAGTGTTTCCAAGTGGCATCGGTGAGCAAGTCACCAGAAGTGATGTCAACGTACACGTAGGCTATACCCTTAGAGTCTAGCAGTGCTTTTGCCTTATCACAATAAGCACAACTCTTCCTTCCTATGACCAAGTACAGGCCCGTATGAGGCTTAAGGCCGCCCATTACTAGTCCTCTTCCTCGTCTGAAAGTAAGACCGTAGCAGCTATAAAGCCACTTGAGAAGAACTCGAACAACATGTCCTCGATGCTTCCTTCAACATCCATACTGTACTCTGACATCATTTCTTCGAAGGCATCCTCCATCATAACGTCCATATCTCCGAATGCCTCTGAGAATTCTTCTTCTGAAATTTCTATTGAATCTGTCATTTATTTATCCTCTGCTTCTTCTACTAATCTCATTATATCACCACGGCATAAGCCGATGTCTTTAAGTTGTGCATCAGTCATACCCGCCAAGACTTCATAGGTGTCACGCTGTGCGCAAGACCAAATACCTAGGCGCTTCATTACTTCTCTAAATGTCATTCTACTTCCCCTTCAGGATACTCTTTATATAAGTCTTGGAGAGCTTCCTCCAATAACCAGATTACTTGGTCTACATCCTCCATAGTGGAAGAGACTTGGACCTTATTTCCTAGTATGCCTATGCACACACCCTCATCGAAGTTGTCTTGCAATGCACCAAGTACAGCATCTGATGCCCAGTTAAGGTCTTCACTTGCTGTTGATGGACTAACCCCGTCCCAGACTAGATTTACACGGGATGGTTGTAGGAGGGTTGGTGTCTCTTCCTTTATTGCCGCTAAAGCTTTGTTTCTTTTATCAGTAAGGCTCACCACATTTGACATTGTATACTCCACCGTTTTCTTCTATTTTATCATCTTCATAAGGTGCTACGACACAACGGTAATGCTCAATAGTGGCACCAGATAAGGCACCCATTATAGACTCCATGTGACGATAGCGTATACCGAATACTGAGGTGGCCTCAACATAGCTGTAATGTAAGTTGATTAGGCGAGCAATGGCATACTGTAGTTCCGCGCCATCGCGAGGGACAAAGCTGCCGGAACTGCTGTTGATTGGCTCACGGTCCTCTTTATTGATATAAGGCATTATAATGAACCTCCGTTTAAGTATTCGATTAGCTCAATAGACCAGTAGACACAGGCCACGAATAGTGCAGCCCGAAATGTCATACCTATTGCATATCCTATTAGCTTGGCAATTTTATTTGACATATTTAAT